GATCATCTCCATAGCATCGTGTAATTCTTTTGAGTGATGTAGTTCATCATTCATGATCTCAAGGATCTTATCATCGGGACCATTCAGTGCTAGGTACTTGGCGTATGTAGTAGCAGCATGAATCTCTACTTCATAGGAGAGATGGTAAGCATTACGAGGGGACACCCAGTAATAAGCCACATTGCTCCAATAGTAGATAAGAACGAGAGACTTGGCAACAAAGCGGTCAATAAAATAAAGGTTACCACCCCTACTTTCCATGTATTCCAAATGTTCTGTTTCATTGAGTGACTGATCGAAGTGCTGTTTCATTAAGTATAGATGGTCTGGACCTCGCAATCCCATGCTTTCTCTGAAATGTAATACACTCAAGAAAGCAAAATAGGGTGCCCGAGCAATTTCCTCCAGCACCCAAAAACGTTGATAGTCTCTACCCTTGTAGAGAAAATCTAGGATCGCGACAGTGATATCTAAAACGAACCTGTTGATTGTCTGCATTACTCTACATGCACAGTACCGATCATGCCTGCACCTTTATGAGGAGCACACCAATAAGTGTAGTCACCTGCATCAGTGAAGGTAATATCAAACTCTTCACCAGGTAGCATCGCTAGTGATTCGTGAGCAAGGTCGGGACGATCTTCCACGATCACATTGTGTGGAGGAAGCATGTTGTTCACAAAGTGAACGGTATCTCCTGCAGAAATAGTCACCTCTGCTGGATCAAAAACTAGGTTTCCATTGGAACCCATCTGGACATCTACTGCCCATGCAGGGGCAGCAAGAAATAGCGTTGCTAGGAACGCGAATAAAAATCTCATTTGCTAGTCGAATGTTGTTCTTGATATGTTTTGAGTTTTTCAATTAACTCATGGTATTCATCCCACATGTATTCCGAGCCTGTCTTGTCTTGATAGACTTGACACGCTTTGATTAGGCGGTATACATCAGTGTCGTTTAGACGCATTTCAGTTTCAAAACTCATAACTAATTATAGGATCACTAGGTAATTATTCGCTATTTTAACATTCTTTTTACAAGTTATGTCAGCAATTCCACGCACGAAGACTTTTATTAATACGGGAGTCCTTATCGTTAGCGGTTTTCTTTGATGTCAACTTCTTTTTCATGCCCTTCATTCGAGCGCAGAAGGATGCCCTCCTGGGATTTCCAACCTTCTTGCTTGGTGCTTTAAGGTCAGATCCTGGATTTTCTCTTTCGTAAGACTTGCGTCCTTTTTCGTTGAGTCCACCTTCTTTGTTTTTTCCTGCTTTCTTTGTCCAGGCTGCTTCTCCGAGGACTGCTTCTTTGAAGTTTTTGACGGCGTACTTGTCCCAGTATTCAACTCCGAATCGGCAGACATCTCTAGTCTCCCACTTTTCACATCCAGGACAGTATCTTTTTTCTGCGGCTTCTCTGATGTCACTACGCAGTTCTTTAAACGACTTCATATTTAGTCTGCCGTATCATCTTCGCTTTTATTTATTTGCTTCAGCATCTTCTGTAAATCTGCTGTGCTACCTACGAACAAATTGTTTGTGGTTTTGTTGTTGACAGAGTTCTTTGTAGGAGCGTCCAGTTCCTTCATTTTCTTCTGTAGGTCAATCAGTTTGTCAGTGGTGTCTGCAACCTGCTTCATAGCGTTCACAGCGACCTCATACGCTCTTGGGTGCCCTGACTCCTGTGCGACCTCTAACGCCCCGTTGAGCGCCTCCTGACCCTTGTCTATGAGGTTGTACAGTTGACCGCGAGTATATTCGTAGTCTTTATCCTGATGATCCTGGTCTTTCTTTTCGGGAACAGGTTTTGATGGTTTGGATTGTTCAATTGCAGTCTCTTCAGTCTCGACTTCAATATCAAAGATATCTTCCATGTTCTTTTCAAATTCGTTCATAGCAATTCAATACCCTCATTAAATCCAAAGTCGTCTGTGCTGATGACCAACGCATCATCTGCTGCATCGATAACACCATCAGCATTTTTATCTTCCAATGCTTTGGGTGTGTACGTAAGTTTTGTATTCCTGTTGTCTGGAGAATCGTTCTTGTCTCCAATTGATTCGTATACAGTTGCCTTTTTGATAACACCAGACTTGGTGAAAGGACCGTAGATGTAAGATCTAGCAGTAAAGTTCAACGTCCATACGATACTTCTTCTGTCTAGGAAGTCTCCGTCCCAGTCATCCTCGTAGTTGACATTATTTAAATTGATTGTAATGTCTTTCTTCTCTCCCATTTCTGGGATCATGTTCAACGTAATGTTAAAGTTAGGTTGGAAGTATGGAAGTATTTGCTCAAGAATCTGTAGTCCGTCGTCTTGTGACTTGGCGATGATCCCGAGTTCAAACTCCATGTTGTAGGGGACGGGTACATATTGTACAGAGAGAGATTCTCCGTCTGAATCAATAGTCTTCTTAAGTTTTTGGGTTGCTGTAATTTTTCTGGATGTATCATAAGAAATATTAGTCATCTCAAAATACAGACGAGGCAAAGTAATTGCTACTTTGTTATCAACGTCTGGGTTCTGTTCTAGTCTTACTAGAAACTTATTCTTCGGACCATAGGCAAGGGGAACTTTCTCTGCTTCTAGCACAGTTCCAGTAGAAGGATCTTTCTTCCTGATTTCAATGTTATTGAATAGTGTACCGAAACCGATTACTGTTTTCCTAATCGCTTCGTTATAAAAATGTGGTCCTAACATCAGAATTCACCAGTAACGTTGCCATACTCTCCGAATGGATTCACTTCAGTAAAATCAAGTAAATCATTACCTGTAGTCTCAATGTATTTATTATCGGCGTACTGGACGTTTTCTAGTGATAGATTGTCTACGGTAACGCTGCTTTGTACAGTGCCACTCTCTGCTCCAGTGATCTCTTCTCCTGGTGTGAAGTTACCAGTTCTGTTGATCAGTTTCAATTCATGATTGTCTCTGTCCCAGAAAGATACTTCTGCTGTAGTTCCTGTTGTACCACCAGTCACAATCTCTCCTAGAGAGTAATGAGTGGTAGCATCAGGATCCATAGCGAGAGTGATTGAAGGAGCAAGGATCTCCTCAACAACATCAATCTCTTCGATGCCTGTCTCGAACTCGTCATTGCCAAGTTCGTAGATCTCTGCAGTCATCGTGTAGATGTAGTTCTTACCTAACTGGTAGAACGGTGCCTCTCTTTCTACAAACTTGATCTCATACAGATCTTTTGTGAGTGGTAGATAGATAAGGTCTCCCTCATTAGGTCTACCATCCACAGTAGTGATGTCAGCAAACTCTTGGAATACCTGACTCCATCTGTTCTGGGAGACTACCATAGTAATCTCATCAGTGATGCGTAGACCAAACTTACTAATGAATTCAGATGGAGATCCAAATCCCTCAACATTGATCAGTAGCATCTCGATCATGTATTGAGTATTAAACTCGGAATACAGAATGTCGTCTAGTGCTACATCTTTGATCATCTTCCTTGGAAGATAGTAGACATCACTACCGAACAATCTGATCTGCTCATCCACTAAACTCTGGATAAGACCCTGTTCTGTGCTGACACCACCATGTTGTGGGAAGTAGATACTTTTCATCCGATCATATCCATTGGGGGAAGCTCATAGTAGGTTGCACTTTTCTCCATGAGAGCATCGATCTCTTTCTGTGCATCCTCAAACAACTGTCTGCCGTTCAGTGACACGCCACCAGGCAGTTGTACGTTGTTAAACTTGATTAGGTTCTGACCCCACTGTCTCTTGATCAGTGCAGTTAGATACTGCTTGACGAAACTATCATTGTAGACTTGAGTGAACTCGTCAGGATTCAAGAAACGATAGCACTCGATTAGAAGGAAGTTACCTTCAATCATTCTTGCTTTGTCGATATCAATGAATAGTCTGTCTTGTCTTTGATTAAATCTAAACTGAACTAATGATCCAGTCTGAACAATCATGTCAAGCGTCTCAAAGTATTGCTTGAGCATATAGTAATTTGACATGTCAAAGTTACCAAAAGCAAATCCTGATGAGAAGGAAAAGATATCCATCAGGAAGTATTGGTTGTTCATGCCAAAGAGATTGTTCCTTGCAAAGTTAGAGGAGATACCCATAACTTTGGAGATGCCAACTACATGCTCTGGTACTTCAATAAAGTTCTTTCTGCTAATCCAGGTAGCAGCATCAGGAGCTGGTGTGGATGATGTTTCATCTGCACCATCAAATCTTGTTACATCATCTGCTGTAATCTCATGCTTGAGATACATCTTCTCGACACCATCCATGTGTCGCTCACGGTAGTATTGAAAAGCGTCGTCAATCAGGTCATCCAGTTGATCATCGTCTACGTTGATTTCAAGAACTGGATGACCGAGACGCCTCAAACAATACTCCTTGAGTTCTTGTCTACTAGAGGGTTCTGCCATGTTTCTCCTTATGCCTGTGCTTCAGACCAGCGAACGTTAATCGTTGCATTAATTGCACTACCAGAAGTTAGGTATGCATTAATTGCTAGAACGTCGGGACCGTTGGGGAATGTACCTCTACCACCGATTGGAGTGTTGGTAAGTTCCTTCAGTTCGGAAAGATCGATTGTATCTCTAGAACCAGGTGCTGCCGTGAAAGCGAAGACCTGCTCTCCAGGAGTTGCTGCACCCGTTAGAGGCTGGAACGTGTAGGTTGTGCTACCTGCGCTTCCTGCTCTAGTTCTGTCAGAGAACTGGATCCATGTTGTGCTGTTATTTCTTCTGAAGATTCGGACAACCGTCGCTCCTCCTCTCAAGTCACCACCAGTTACCTCAAAACCAATCTGTACACCACCGATGTCGGAGGTATTGAAGAAGACATAGTTAGAAGTGTAGTTCTGTGTTCCAGCGTTTGATGCTGTAACTGGAGCAACACCACCAAGGAAGGTAATATCACCACCAGATGCAATCTGTGCAAACGATGGTTGTCCACCTGCACCGCCTGTATTCAAACCTGCCCAGGTAACGTCGTTTGGATTAGTTGGGTAGTTCTTGGGATTAAGAACACCCTCAACGATGATACCCTGCGAACTTGATCCACCCTGTGTGGTAATCTCAATGTTCTTGAGTAGCAACTGTGCTCTGTTGATCAGTTCTCTTTCACCTAGGTCACCAGTGATAGCATTGGAAACACTAGGCGATAGTCTGATCAGGAAGATAGTAGATTTGGTAGTATTAATCTCAACTTCTTTTTCTTGGTAGTTAAAGAGGTATCCACGGTCTTCATCAAATCCACCGTCAGTCAGGAATGCAGAACCCCAGTGATTAATCTGTGGAGTTGCTGTGTTGGATAGTAAGATAACACCAGCGTTGGAGTCATGACTATCAGCACTGCCTGCGAGGAAAGTTCTTTGAGAACCAGCAACGAAGTTGGTGTAGTTTGCAGATCTGGTTAGACCAGAGAGAGTGTTGTTCAGTTTAGATGTGTATCTAACAATCTCGTTGTTGATTAGTACAATACCACTTGGTGGGAACAGGGAAGCATCCTTAAGCAGCATGCTGTCTGTTTCGGTGGAAGTCATATTACTTGCTAGTTTGTTCTTCGCACCTTCGTTGATAACCTCATAGCGAACAGGTAGGTTACCAGAACGCATGAATGCTTCGTTGTTTCTGTTGTTGTTCTTCAGTCTGTGTACGAAGATGAAGTTACCAGATGGACCTCTGAACATCCAGTCGATGAATCCAGCACCATACCAGGTATACTGGAATCCGATCATCTGCATTCGGTTGATCTCGATGTCATATCCAGACTTACCTGTACCGTCTGCCCTATCAATATTCCACTGACTCTGGGGAATAATGATTTCTTTAGTCAGTGCTGCCTTGACATTGGTTGCACTAGCAACACCTCTAAAGTCAGGGTTGACGGACAACTGTGTGTCGCCTTGGATATCAGTAACGACGTGGGACATACCACGAATGACAATTCTGTCACCAACAGATAACTGTTCAGTAAACTTGGTGTTTGTTCCAGTCAGTTCGTTAGAGTCTGGTGTAGCAGATACTGTACCAGCAATCTGATAAGTAGAAGATCTTAAACCGACAGCAATGTTTGTTCCGTCATACTGGAAGAAGATACCGTTCTGGTCATCAAATGCACCAGCACGAACCGTAGCACCCTGCCATCTATACAGAGCAACAACTGGTTGGTCGCCAAATTCTGCTTGTGTCTGTGCTAGACTATTCTTCGCAATAACAGTGAACGTAATTTCATCAATGATTGACGCTACAGTGTAGTGATCATTGTATCCTGCTGTGGTTAAACCAACCAACTGAATTTCTGCACCAACCTGTAGACCGTGGTTGAGGTCGTCAGTAACGCAAGTGATGATACTGCCGATTGCAGTTCCATCTGCACCAACACTTCTCAAGTCATAAGAAGGTGCGAACAGGGCACCAGTGGTATACATGATACCTTTACCAGACTGATATCTGATGTACTTCTTGGATTGACGAACTGCCTGTGCGCCGTGAGCAGGAGAAC